TGCGAACACTTGTTGCCGCGACAAGCGTAAGTAGCTCCAAGCGGCAGAACTCGAAACCAAGGAACCGGGTCACGGTGCCTTCATTGAGCGCCTTGACGTTGGCGTAGTCAGAAGACTTCACCTCGATCACATTCTCCAACAGGTCAGAGAGCTGCTTGGCACTGTGCAGGAAGTAGCGGTCTTCATCGGGGACTTCCGCCACGTCTTGGAGGTATTTGGCCCGAATGAGCTTGTCCAAGGTCAGGCCGGAATTGGCAGCACCACCCGATTTGACGTAGGCGACCTCAACCTTCTGGGCGGCTCCTAGGTCCACGGCATCAGTGCCTGTGTTGCCGATGTAGGCAGTGCCCTCGAGTGCGGCGATGATGACCTCGTCCATGGTGCGCTTAGCAGCCATGGCGTGATTCATCACATGCTCAGAATCTGGTTCCGGCAGCTCGCCCAGCGCAATGCCGTCGAACTCATCGATGTGGGTGACCTCATCATAGCCGATGGGACGAACCCAACGCTTGGCCATGGTGGTGTTCGACGCGATGGTCTTGCCATTGCGCGTAGTGATCATCCGCATACGGGACTTACCGAGCTGGGAGAATTGACGTTCCTTGCCCTTAACGGTGGCGCGGCGGCACTTACCCTCAAGGCGGGATTCCTTCTGCTGAAGGAGGTGTTCCCAGTTACTTGCGAACTGGGTCTGATAATGATCAGGAAGACTTTCGAGAGACATTTTAGAATAGAGATTAGAGTTGGATCGAACCAGCTGGTGCTGGCGTTACGCCGTTCGCTCTGGGTGTCCTATCGGGCCGTTGCTTCGGATGCTGATAGTTCAGGCTCCCGCCAAGGGAGGTGTCTGCTCTGTGTAACCACTAATCCGCTACTGTGATGCATCTGTCAACTGGATACATGCCCACAAAAAAGACCCGGGCTGTTACACCCGGGTCTCCCCCATATGTCTTATGAAACCGAGGTGGCTACCTACCCCTAAGCAGCTACCTCGGTTTGATCTTCTCCCCAGACCCTGCCTTATACAAGGACGAAACAGCAGCGACTGCCTGCTCTTTCGATGGGCCAGCCGGTCCCCAGTATGCTTGGTGCTGCGGGTTGGCTGGGTTGTTGATGATGTCGTTGGCCTTCTCGGTGTTGGTCATCCCGGTGCTACCACCTGAGGTGTCACCATTGACCAGCGAGTCCTCACTGATGTGGGGCATCATCTTGGCGAACGCTTTGACTACACTCGCCGATTTGAACATCGGGTCATTGGCCGGATCCAACCCGAGGGTGCGGGCGACACGGGATGCGTTGTCTGCCTCCTTGGCGAAGTCACCACCCCATGCTTCTTTAAGGCTATCGATCTGGGCCTTGTCGTGTGCTGCGGTGGTCACCTCTTGCTGAGCTCGAAGCGATGAGGCTTCTTTGATGTCAGCGTCCACCAATGCCCGAACCAACTCTGGTGATGCGTTGTGCTGATGAAGGATCCCGACCATCCCGTTGACGTAGTCCCCAGCCCATGCCTCTTCAGGAATGTCATCAGGGCGCTTGATGCCATAGTCTTCGGGCTTCTCTGGGACTCCGTTGGCAATCCGCATGTGGTCGCTGCGTGCCTGCTTGTCAGCATCGCTGGCATCTGCGGGCAGGGGTTGCATCTGCTTACTGCCAACCAGCTTGGTCATGTTGAACATGCCGCGCATCATGTCTGCCTCGGTCTTGTATTTGCCCAAGGTGTCCTTGAACCCACGGATGTCCTCTGGGAGGGTCGCTAGCCGGTCTGGCACTAGATCACCCTTTTCGTCGTAGAAGCTGCTGAGGCGCACGGAACCGGAACCGGAACCGGCACCACCGGCATCACCTGCGCCTTCACCACCAGCGCCTTCACCACCTGCGGCGGAACCTTCTCCACCTGACAGCAGCGTTGTGCCACCACCTGAGCCACCAGATCCACCAGTGCCTCCGTCTCCTCCACCATCCTCTTCCCAGAGGGTTCTGAATTGTGTGTATTTGATCATCGGTTACAGGGGTTAGTCTGAATACATGTCGCTGTCCGTCTCGCCGGACTGTGGCAATTCGGTGAGGTGGGTCTTGCGGGTGGCCAAGATGCAATCCTGCTCGTAAGGAACATCAATGGGCTCACCCGTTTCATCGTCCAAGGCCTTGCGCCACTTGGTGACCTTGCCCGGGCCGATGATGCCATACTTGGCCTTGTATTCTTCGGGCTTGTAGTCCCGATACCACTCCACCAATTCAGGCGTCTTGTCGCCGGCTTGACGGGTCATCTTGGGCATGGGTGGGATAGCCTGCTTGGAGCGGGCGTGAACTGCTGCCTCATCACCGATCAGGATGACCGACTTCACCGTCTTCAGGTTGGGCTCACCACTGAGCCAGCGGTTGACCGCTCCTCGATACTTCTGATGGTCAGGATGGATCGAAAGAACCCCTCCTGAGAAGTTGGCCACGTGGGTGACGTCGCCGTCGTCGTGGCGCATGATCTTGGTGCCCTCGAAGGCGTATCCACGTTGTGGAGCGTCCTCTGGGTAACCGTCCTCTGTCTTTTTGTCTTCTGACATGTCTTATCCTTTGCTGATGGTTTGCTGACTATTCGGGTCTTGCCCGAGTAAACTCTTGAATCTCGAGGAACAGCATTCGCTTGCCCTCGGCTTGTGCAGTCCTGAGTGGGCACAGGTGGCCTGCCTTGTCTGGCACCATGGTGGGGCGGTTGGCGTAGCATGCAGCCATCATGTCGTTCCACACGATCTGCTGTGCCACGGTCCTGTCTGCGTCGGTGCCATACACTGACCGGTAAGCCTTGATGCGCCTGATCTTGGCCTTGCGGATCTCTGCTGCGTCTTCCTGCGCCTTCTCTATGTTGGTCATGATTATGGTGACAGGGTGTTGCGCCCGCCTTCGTTGGCAGAACTCAGATCCTTCACAGCCTTGGCAATGCCGGGCGCTGCTTCAGCTGCCATGGCCTGCTGTTGCTGCTCTGCCCGTGCTTCTCGCATTGCGTCCCGGTCGAATACGTCACGCATCCATTCGGTGGGCAGGGCGAGGTTGTGACTGATGCCACGGGCGATCTTGTCGGTGTCCCAGTTGTCCATGATCTCTGGGGCAATCTCCATCATTGGTTGGAAGATCGAGATCAGCTGGAGGAATGCGTTGTTATCCACTGCCTTGATTGCCATGGCCAGCTTCGAGGTGAGCACGACCTTGGGCAGCGGCAGGATGGGTGATCCATCAGGTCCGGCCATCATTGCGCCGATGGGGGGCTCTTCGAATCTGCCGGCACGATACATCATGTTGAACACCCGGGTGAGCACTGGGGTGAGAACCTCATGGTCAATGCGGTAGAACGTCGGGCTGAAGTTGGCCACCTTCTCTGCCAATCGTTCGGCGATCTCGTAAGCAGTGCGGTCACCCTGATCCATGGACTTGAGCATCTGGAACAGGTCCACGTGGTAGGCTCGGTTGATGGCCTCGTCCTTGGACTCGATACGATCCTTGCCGATGTCGTAGCGCCCCTGCGTGCCCCACTCCTCTGGCTTGGCGTGTGGGGCGGCTGGGTTGACGTCGTATGGCGTGATGCCTCCTGAGCGTAGATCGATGTCACCCTCTTGGCCGGATGGGGTGAGGATCCGTGGGAATGCTGCGATCTCTGCGAGTGCATCCATCTGCTGCTCGATGAAGTTGACCTGCTTGACCGTGGGTAGCGTGGAGATCGATGGGCTGTAACCGTAGGGGTCTTTGCCCCACTTGAGGTAGCGGCTGATCATGGTGGGCATCTCGTCGTAGCCACCTTCGGAAATGACCTGCGAGTCCTTGACTGCCACGTAGGTGGATCCGATGCGCTTGTTGATGCCATCGAAGCGTTTCACATCCCGGCCCATGCGTGGCTCAATCACGTGGAGCAGCTCGAACTTCTCATCAGCTGCCTTGGTGTTCTCGCTTTGCTGGTAGTCCTGCCATGCTTTTAGAATGATCGGTGGCAGCTTGTCCTCACCGAACTTCATGGCGCACTGCCGGGCAGTCATGGAGAACTGTCGGAACACTGTATCCACATACCCCTCATCGTCCTCGCAGACACAGAAGTCACCCACATCGAACTTCTGGAAGTTGAGCAATGAACGCTTGCCCTCCTCTAGGTGCAGGGAGGCTGTGCCGAATCCACCACGATCTAGGAAATGCTCATGGATGTTCAGGTAGAAGTTGGACCGGGCCAGTTCCATCATCGCCCGCTTGGTGGCCTTTCGATACCACATGATCGCATCGTCGTCCTCACCCAGCTCTTCGGGTGGCTCCCATGCGAACCAGTTGCCGCTGACCATGTAGTCCTTCTGGCCAGCTGCGAGCACCCCGTTGGCCTCCACTGCAGTCTGGTTGTAGAGGTCCGAGTTAAGGTCTGACCCGGGGGTTCTGCTGGTGGTGATCTGGGCCTTGCGTGGCATCACGTAGTCGGCGATCTCCTGCCATAGTGATTCCCAGCTGGACGCATTGGTCTTGAGCTGGGAGTGGCGCTTGAGCAAGTCGAGTGCTCGGGGGTCTTTGGTGATCGTCATTGATTAGCCTCCTAGGAGTGTTTGCGGTGCGGTGACTGCTCCACCCGTCTCACCTGCGATGAGTGTCTTCCGGTAGCCTGACCGGCGCTTGGCATCACGTCTGGACTGCATGGATGCTGCCTTCACTTCGGTGGATCGTTCGGTCACGGGTGGCGTGATGGTTGGTTGCGGATTCGATGCCCGGTCTGGGCTTTTTGAGCTTCTGAAACACATGTTAGATTTCCCCTATGAATAATTCGCCTGCTCCAAGGCGGGTGAGTCCCAGCCTTTCCAAGTATTGGTAATATGGTGACGTTGTCTCTGTGGGCAAGATAATGCGGGCGTGGCCAAGGTCGCGCATGGTCTGTCTGATGTGGCAGAAAACCTTGAACGAAACCATGGGGGTCTGGGCTGAGTGAACCCACATAAACACGGCCGGTGCGTAGACCGTCGAGAAGGCAGCGATGATCTGTCCTTGGTCATCTGATACAGCATGGCTAACGCATGGCACGTTGTGACCATCCATCACCATCAGGTTGTGGACATAGGCCGACTCGACCGGGGTGGTTATCTGGTATGTTTTCATCGGATACTTCTGGGGGCGCGGGCGCGGGGTCTGTTGATTGCACCATGGTTGGATCTGATGCCCGTCTTGGCCTGTGGGTTGAGCCCGGTCTTGGGCTTGGCTGGGATGGCTGATCGGTCGGTGAGGTAGCCACCTTTGATCGCTTGGTGAATGTAGCCAAAGGCTGTGCTGAAGTGGGATGCCCAGTCATGCACCGGCACGTTGCGCACACTCTGCCCGTCGCTCTCCTCCTTGGACCTGAACGCATCCAATGCATCGATACCGCCCTCGCACCCGTCGAGGTTGAAGGCACAGCGGGCGATGGATGCCAGACCTTGGTTGATGTTGTCCCACTCATTGATATTGCGGGCCATGCAGACGGTGTGGTCGAGGCCTGCCCTGATCAGCTGGCCTTGGTAGTCCACTGCAGCGTCATGTGGGAGGAAGTGACCACCGTAGTTGAATGGCAGCGCCTTGATGCGTTTGGCCCATGCACCGGCGTGGTTGCAGTCGTCCCCACCCGTCAGGGACAGCAGCAGGTTGATGCGATCACCCACCACTTGGAAGAACCACACCTTGGTGTTCCACGGTGCGCCGATGTCCCATGCCGTGTAGACCGGGAGTGCATCGTAGTGCAGCACCATGTTGTTGATCCGGCCATCACCCCGGGCCTTGTCCACATCTGATGCGTAGATGGCACCCGGGAATGGGGCACGCCAACACTCCTCAATGGTGCTGGGATACTCCGAGTAGATCATGCGCTTCAGGCTGACCTTCTTTTTGAAATACCAGAGGCGCTGGCCACCACTCAGCTCGATGCCCAGCTGCGTCTCAAGGTCATCCAGATACTTGACCACCTTGGGCGGGATCTGGGAGACGTCGCCCTCCAGCGTGTATCGAGGCTCCAAATACCAGCCAAAGAACAGCACCTTGTAGTCGATCTTGGTCCGGTGCTCTGGTGAGACGGTCAATGCATCAGTGACCAGATCATACCATGCTCCCCCTTTACCACCCTTGTGCGTCGACTCGAAGATCACGATGGCGCTCTCCCCTGAGGCCGATGGCACAGCACCTGTCAGGATCTCTTCCGCCCGCTTTGGATCGTTGAAGGCGATGATGCCGAACTCTGAAACGTGGACATACTGATTGGTCGCACCCCGGGCATTCTTGCCGGCATACACTGCCGAGTCATTGGCCCAGCCTAGGGCGCTCTGGTTGTCCTCGGTCAGTGCGTCCCGTAGCTCTTGGGGCAGCCGATCATAGGCATACTTGACCATCTTGAGCTTGTTGGCGGCATCGTCGTGGGTCTTGTCCACGATGGAGCAGTTGGTGTCGTTGGTGAACAGTGAGGTGTCCAGCGCGATGATCGCCGCTAGGGTGGTGATGCCAAGCTGACGAGCCTTTGGGACGGCAAGGCGCTGCTCATGGTTGATGAACAGCTCATAGAGCACCACGCACTGCGCCCAGTTGGGGACGAACTTGGTCTCCACTCCCTCGGCATTCTTGATCCAGTAGAGGTTACATATCCGAACCAATGGGTCGGTGAGTAGGTCGGCAACTTGCTCGTCGGTGGCATCGTCGGGTATCCGATAGTCGGCTACGTCGATAGCTTGGTGGGTGTTCATAGATTGGTCCTACCTCTTGCCCTTGCGGATCCGGTAGAGCAGCGAGCCTTCAACCTTCAGCTCCATCTTCTCGGGTGCATCGTAGCCACACATCTTGGCTGTGCGCTCAATGGCTGATATCTTGTCCCGGTTGGTGGCCTTGGGTGACTGGGCTATTCCGGCCAGCAGTTCGAGCGACTTGGCCCGGTCGAGCATCTTGGCTTTATCCTGCTTCGCACGCTCTGTGGCCATGTATACCCGCACCCCCTTGTGGGCAACAAGGTCCACTGCCTTCCTCGCTACTGCCCTTGTGCTGCCCCGGGTGTTGTAAGCCCCCCGGTAAGCGTCCGAACCAGTGCTGCCCTTGAGGATGAAATCGGCGAACGCGATCTGCTTGGCTGATAGAGGTCTCACTTGGATTCAGGGGATGGAGGGCCGTAACGAGGGCGGACTAGGGCGAATGTGAACGCCCCGTCTATCCACCTGACGATGCTGTAGCCGCAATCGAATACGGCTGCTAGGAGATTCCAGACTGGGAGGATTGCTGCTACTGATCTGCCTAGGACTGCCCCAATGGTGAGCTGGGGGTTGTAGTATTTCTCTGTGCAGTTCTGGGTGTCTAGCTTCCAGCCTCTGACGCAGCGTCCGCTGTAGCAAATGGTGCAGATGGTGAGGGGTAACCAGTAAAGGAATACAGCGAGGAGGCTGTTGAATTCGAATGATGTGAGGAGGTGGAATATGCGGTCGAACATGATGGTCTTAATTGTTGTTGAACGTTGTGAAGGTGGGGCCGGTGGCTCCGTGGCTGATAGTGGTGCCTCCCATGGCAATGTTGTTGCCGCACTTGTTGGTGGAGGAGGCCTTGAGCTGGTTGTAGCTCAGCCACGTGGATGAATTGGTGTTTGATAGGACTCCACTGATCAGCACGTCCTCCATGGTCAAACTACCTTGTGATCCTCCCGGGGTGAGGTAGATGGCTTCGTTGCCTCCGTTGGGGATTTCGATGGAGGTGTTGGCGATGGTGAGTCCTATCCAATTGGTGCCTGATGCTGTTTCGTCGATGGCTACTCCCCGATAAAATGCTGTATCCGTTTCGCGGATGCTGCCACCAATGATCGCCACGCTGCTGAAGTCTCCGATGTAAATTCCCACGACACTCTTGATGTCATCTATTACGTTTTCCGAGCACGTCACATTGTCCGCTCCTGTGATGCGGATTCCGTAGCCTGAGTAGTATCCAACATCCCCTGTGATCATGTTGCCACGCAGCTGGATCTGCTCTGGTCGCCCGCCTGACTCTTTGACCACGATGATCCCGGACTGTTTGACCTGACTGATCACGTTGGACTCGACCATGATCTGCTTGGTATCTGCGAGAATGGCGATGCCTCTGCCCCATGCTGAGATTGCAATGGTTGCAGTTGCGCCGGATCCGCCTCCACCGGTGAACCCCACGGTGATTGCTGCAGCTACTGCGTCAGTGTGTCCGGTGCCGGAAGTGGTGATCAATACCAGCCTGACGATGCCCCCCGTCACTACTGCTGTAGCTGCTACTCCAGCCGGTGCTCCGGTCAGGGTTACGGTTGGTGCTGTCGTATAACCTGTGCCTCCTGCTGTGACTCCGATGGTCATAACATCCCTTCGGGCTCGACAGATGTTGTTCGAGATTAGCACGTCCTGACTTTCACTGCATGCGATGATGTCGTCGTCGCAGCCAAGTATCATGTTATTGGATATGACTGCGTGCAGCAGGTTCTTTGTGTTGATCCCGTCTGCGTAATTGTTGCCGACTAAGTTGTGGTGGCAGTTGAGGCCGATCATCGGATCAGTGGAGAGGTCTCTGCCCCCCCCGAACTGGAATGCAAACTCACCTGAGTTGATTACTTCATTGTCGTAGAAACTGCAGTAGTCTGCATCGACTACCACTGCCTGCTGGCCCGGTTTCCGGTAGACGCAATTGCCATCAAAGGTCATGCCGCAGATGGTCACGAATACACAGTCCTCATCGACATCCAGCACCCTCCCGCCTGTGGTTGCGGGGTGATCATAGGTGCCGTCAGATACCGCTGATGTCCCGGTATTGCGTAGCGTGCTTACCCCTTTCCCTTCCCCCTTTATTGTGATTCCGGTCAGGTTCGATATGGCCACATCTCCAAGGTAGACACCGGGAGGGAAATACAGGACAGAGTCGTCGGTCATTGCTGCCACTGCTGCGTCAATCGCTGTCCGATCATCGGTGGCACCATCACCCACTGCGCCGTGGTCCTTTACGTTGATCCACCCCAGCTCGGTCATGGTGATGTCACCTGAGCCACCACCACCACTGCTGGTGGGCGTGCCTCCCTTTGCTGCGTTGCCTCCATCACTGGGCACGTCAGGTGCTGGGCCTGCTATGGCGCGATCTCTGAGCGTCGAGCCTGAGCTGTTGGTGCTAATGGCCATTAGTTGCGGGTGTTCAGGTTTTTCCAGTGCCAGACGTGGTGAAGCTCTGGTCGCCCGCCTTCACCTGTGATGATATGGGTCTCTGGCTCCGTCCGCAGGACCATGGCTACGTCATCCCAGCACACCCACACCGTTTGCCCGTCTTGCGACCGCTCGTTTAGGTGATTTTTAATCGATTCCTCCGATTGCTTCTGCCCGGTGTGGACCCGAATTGTCTCTGCCGTCAGCTCACACAATTTCGCCACGTAGTTGTCGGCAATCTTGGTCGCAAGCACTCGGGTCAGGCCTTCATCTTCCACGACTTGGAAGCTGGATCGCTGCTCGGTGGTCTCATCGAGGATGGTCATGCCTAGGACATTGGCCAGTTTCAGGCTGCTAGGCAATGATGATTGATGCGCTGCAAAGTCTGGAGGAGCGGACACACTTCACCTAAGCAGATGAAGTGTGATGATTCGTGCAAATGCAGTTATCGCGTATCACTTTACCCGTAGCAAATCCCCCCGGCATACGTCCAATTCAAGGGTGTAATTAGCTGAGTCGGTGGCACAGGATTTACGCCTGCCGTCTGGATCATTGTATCCGGTCCAGTCCGCTGCGGTCGCGACCCGCTTGCCAAAACCGCCTGAGAGGGACCACCGACTCAGCCAATTACATGCTACGGTCCTCAGCTCTTTCGAGCACGTAGAATTAAGTCCGGTTGGTAGTAGTGTATTCAGGCCGGACACCGTAGACAGGCATTGGTAGCAGAGGAGGGATTCGAACCCCCGACTTCCAGATTATGAGTCTAGCGATCTAACCGCTGATCTACTCTGCAACAATGGCCTGTCATGCCTCCCGGGTGGCGCTCTTGCGAGGTTCGAGCCTTGGGGAGGGGTTCCAGTGGCTATCGCTGAGAGCTGGGATCAGTGACCATTCTTCGTGGTTGAGCCACTAAGATCGGATCCGCCCTCCAATGTAAACACCAAAAAGCCCCAGCCAATGAAGGCCGGGGCTTTAAGGAAAAACGATCACTGTATGCGATAACGCCCCAATTTCTGGGGCCGGCTGCCACCGTCTGCAAGCTAAAATGCAGGTGAGTTTACCACTGTCAGAACACTTTCTTCATATAGCAGTGATTTAATTATTGCTATACCGCAGCAGGTATGATCCAGATGGAGGCCACGTCAGTCACTGCTTCGCTCACAACGAGGCTTCACCTCCCAAATAACTCAGACCATGAAGTCCTTCAAGATTCTTTCCCGCCACCCCACCCTCGCCGCCGCTGTTGCAGCTGCTGGCATCGATCTCTCATACAATGAGCCTGAAGCCCGCCGCGAAATCGCCACCACCGACAAGCAGGTGCTGGAGGCCTTCATCGTCGAGAAGTATGGCGAACCTATTGTCCTGTATGTCTACGACTGCGACATCCGCCTTTTGAACACGTTCACCCCGTTTTCCAGTTGCCTGTCCGGCAGTGACTTTGGGGTGGCTGCACTGAGCACGGACGGCACCGAGATCGTTGCCACCGAGGCTTCAGTTCGATACAGCCGCAACTGCATTTATCGCGTCCAATCAACCCAATGCATTTCCAAGATTGGTGCGATCTGGGCCACCAAAGATTTCTGCTAACCCTCCCACCTGCCTGACCCCTGCCCTGACCCTAGCCCGGTCGGGGGTTTCGGGTGCCCGCTTCTGGGCATCCCTTAATCTTATGAAACAATCCCCCACCATCATCCACGCATGCCAAGTGCTGCGCTCTCGCGTTGCCTACAAGACGGCAGGTCTTCGGCTCAAAAAATCGTCCCTCATGAACACCGAACGCGACACCAAGGCCATCCAGCAGGCCACCGAGCGTTACCGCAATTCGTGGATCGATCCGATCATCGATGCCATCGAGACGGGTGACCTGAAGATGCTCAAGGATCTCACGGAACTCGAATCTGGAACCCACATCGAGTCATGAGCCAAGTCATCCCAGCCCGCCACGAACTGGTGCTGATGTTCCCACCCTCCTCGTCGTGGGACAGCGTCCCCTACCCGATGAAACGCTACAGGGGCGCACTCACCACCATCGCGGACATCCCCTTTGGATCAATGCAGAAGGCGCGAATAGTCCACCTCTGCGTTCGCCGCAACATGGAGGCAGCGATCCACGACGGAGCTGGGAACAGGGCAGCCCGCCGGGAGGTGATCATCATCACCGATCAGCTCCAGCGCATCCGCCTCGCAAGAGGCTACCATGCCACCCTTAGCGCCGTCACCTACTGGGCAGACACACCTCGCCCCACACCTCAATCTGCCCGCCCTCTCCTCATTAACCCACATGGAGACATCGAGTCTTCAGAACCCTCCCTGTAATATCATTATGACTACATCATCCCCCACCATCATCGTGTCCGCTTTGGATGCGATCACTACCACTGCCACTGAGGCAGCTATTTCCCGACGTGACGAGTTGCTTGCAACCTGCTCACGTGGACGAAGTGTGCCGACTGCCGAGTCTGCTACCAAGGCCACCGAGGTTCTGCGGGAAGTCACCACTTTCACGCGCACCATCGAAGCTGCCCGCAGGGATGCCAAAGCGCCGGTCCTAGCTCTGGGCAAGCGCATCGACGCCGTGGCCGCAGATCTGACCGCTGAGCTCACGGCTGAGTTGGGCCGTATCAATTCGCTAGTGAGCGAGTTCAATGTCACTGAGCAGCGCCGGGCTGCTGAAGAGCGCCGGAAGGCTGCTGAAGAGCAAGATCGCATCTACCGTGAAGCTGAGCAGAAACGCTTGGACGAAGCTGAAGCTGCCCGTGCTGTTGAGGCTGCTGCCAAGGCCAAGCAGGATGAGTTGGCGCTGAAGGCATCCCGGGCCAAGTCTGAGGAGCGCCGGGCTGTGCTGGAAGCGCAAGCTGCCAAGGCCAAGGCCAAAGCTGAGGCTGATGCCGTGATCGAGGCTAAGCGCATCAAGGCTGAGAAGGATCGCGAGGCGCAGGAAATGGCCGCAACCCATGTTGCCGTCGCCATGGCCCAGCCCGTGAAGGCAGCCGGCACCGCTCTGCGGATGGAGACCAAGTTCGAGATCACCGACATCTACGCATTGTTCGATGCAGTCCCCGGCATGGTCATCCTCACCCCCAACAAGGCCGCGATCAAAGCCCAGATCAAGACCCTGCCTGAGGGTGCTTCCCTCCCCGGGGTCAAGCACTGGCAGGAGGCTAAAACCACCATCCGCTCGTAATGAAATACGCACTACGCTCCATTTGGATCCGCTACAATATCACGATGAGCCATGCGGCCAAATTCCTCTCCGACTCTCTCGGTGCCACTGCCTCTGCGCATTGGAATCGTGCTCAGAAATCAACTGTCGCTTCTCTCAATGAGACGCGAGTAAACCTCGAAATACGCTAATGAAGAATCACACCCACAACCTCAAAACTCCTGCCGGCCATATCCGGCTCGATGTGCGCCAGTTCGTTGGCCAGCGCACGATACCCAAGGAGCACGTGACCAACATGACCAACTCCGAACTGATCGCTGAGATCAAAGACGAGACGGGTGATCTGGTTATCCAGAACATCCTGCGCGTGCCCGGCAAAGAGTTCGACAGCAAGGTCGTCTCCTACGGCACCACGTGGTGGGACGCTTGGAAGATTGCCCACCCCCGGCTCGCTAAGCTGTTCCGCATGGAGCGTCCTCGCGTGACCGTGGCCTCCATCACTGCCAACTCCTTCTACCCATCCCTGCGCGTGCCCAATCACAAGGCATTCGTGCAGGTAACGCTAGGTAAGCGCACGGGGACTCTCGATGACTACTAAGGGAAAACCACATCACAATCAGAAGGGCACGGCACCCCGGGTCCGGCTGGGTGGTGGTCCGTTCATCGACGTCCGCACCATGGCCAAGTTGAAGGCATGGCGCAAAAACGGAGCATCCTTTGGCGAGATCATCGACCGTCTAACAACTCTCGCGTGCGATCATGGATTCGATCCAGCAACCCTCGCGTATAACAAGAAAACCAAAAGCAAAGTCCCCAGCACTGCTAAGCAGTAACCGGGGACAATCACGTCGGTCCCAAATAAAAGACCGAGGTGAGTCATCCATAACGTCAGTTAAAATACAATCAAAATGAGTTCAGCAATTATCACTATCACCCAAATCCTTGCGCTGGTCCCCGGCCCTAAGGGCAAGGCAACTTGGATCAACGAGGAGTTCGACGCTCTCGTCTCCTTCGTCAAGCAGGACGACAAGAAGGCGGACATCATCCTCCACGACACCAATCAGCCTCAGATCCAGATCGCGGCTACCGTCTGGGGTCGCAACTGCCAGAGCTACCACGGCACGGTCTGCCACCTCAGCGGCGCTGGCATGTCCCGCACTGAGTTCAAGCAGACCCCTCAGGTCAGCATCGGCGAGAAAGCCGTGATCCAAGTTCTGGGGAATGCCCCGAACGGGATGGCGGCACCTGCACCTTCACCACAGACGGCACCCGCTGCCTACGTGCCTCCTGTCGCTCCTGCGCCACGCACCCACGCACCCAAGCCCATCCACGGTGCTACGGTGGGGATGGCCATCAATCAGGCCTGTGGCTTGATCAAGGTCACGCTGGGTGGCATGTCGGACACCTCTGCATTCGGCTACCTTCAGTCGTCGGCCTTCTCGAAGGACATGCATGGGCTGGCCAGTGACATCCTGCGGGTGTCAATGCACCTTGAGGCTGGTAACCTTGCCCCGAGTGCGAAGGTTCGGGAAACGGCTCCTGCTCCTGCTCCGGCTCCTGCTCCTGCTCCTGCTCCCTATCTACAGGATCCGAAGCCCGCATTCCCGGTAGATGACAACCTCGACGAAGACGTCCCATTCTAGTATGAACGACTCATCACATTGGTATGATCGTGAGGGCAACCCCTGTCATACCCAAGCCACCAAGAAGGGGGCCAAGAATCCTACCCGGGCCACCACCGTCCGTGACGCACGGAAACTGGACCTGTTGGGATCCACCAGCGGCATGCTCGACGTGCTCAGCAAGGACGCTCTGATCCGCTGGAAGCTTGAGCAGGTCACGAAAGCGTGCTTCGCCGACGGTCATATCTCCTCCTCATACGTCTACCTGACGCCCGAGCAATACCACGAAAAAATGGTCGATCAGGCCTTCACCAAGGTGGAGCAGGCAGCTGATGCTGGGACTCTCATTCATGCCGCGCTGGACTTAGCATTCCAAGGCGCTGAGTGGGATCACGATCAGCAGGTCTTCCTGCCTGAAACTGGATCGGTCGAACCCATGAGCACATTTATCCTGCCCACCCTCGGATGGCTCACTGCCAACGAGGTCGTGGCCACCGGATACGAGCAGGTCGTGGTCAACGACAAGGAAGGCTACGCTGGCACAGCTGACCTGCCCTACACCCGGCGCAGTGCAGTGGGTGTAGGTGACTACAAGACCCGCAAGACCAAGGTCGGAATGCCCGTGAAGGCCTACGACACGCAAGCGATGCAGATCGCCTCCTACCTCGCAGGATTGAATGACAATGTCATCCCAGAGGGTGCCGAGGGGTTCAACTTGTTCATCTCCACCACCGAACCGGGCCGTATCGAGGCAGTCTGGTATAACCAATCTGAACTCCAGAAAGCATGGGAGGCATTCAAGGCCTGCTGTGCAATCTGGCGCTTCCAGAAAAACTACGATCCTCGGATCACTTAATCCCCCGCACAGGCGGAACAACAACCCATAAAATGAAGATCCTAAAAGTAATCCGTGATAATAATTTCGTGCAAATCAAGCACGAGGTTCAAGGCTATCAAGCCGTCGAAGAACGCGACATCAAAGCGCATGAGGCTCCCCTCAAATCGTTTGACGATGCACTACAGGCACTCGCCCCTGTCGTCGTCAAATTGCTGGAGTATCCACCATCCAGCAGCTCAACCATCGTGATCAAAAGCATCTCGGTGTCCCACACCACCAAGGGCACTCGCTCCGTGGGCATCAGCTTCCGAAAGAAGCTCAACGCAACTGGCAACTATCACCCCATGAGCACCCCAATGGTGCAGTTCGATGACGCAGCTGAAGGAGAGGGCAACCGCAAGGAAGTCCACGCATCCCATGCGGCACTGATCGACCTGTCTATCGCTGAGGCCATCCGGTATTCCGAGGGTGAGCGTCAGCAGGCCTTGCTACCTCTCGACGATGTCGGAAGTCCGGTCTCGCCAGCTGATGGGGACGAGCTGCGTTACGATACCGCCCCTGCCGGCGATGATGGAGAGGACAACGTCGAGAAGTTCCCTCCTGCCAAGAAGAAGGCACCTGCCAAGAAGAAGGCACCTGCCAAGAAGACCATCGCTAAAGCCTAACCCTTAAACGCTCCCCGGGTGCGTCAACCCGGGCCTTTTTCTTTTATGTCTACTACCCACCTCCCAATCGAACGCCGTCTCTTCATTTCCCAAGCTAGTGGATGGAGTGACTTCAGGCAAATCGGTGATCGCCTCTTTGGCGTCCCCCCCGGTCATGTCCCGCTTAACGAGTGCGACAAGTTCCGACTCGTCCCAGACTACGACGTGGATCTCGATGCCTGCCATGCGGCCGAGAACCTGATGAAGGAGTCCCTCGGTGATGCCTACGCTATCACCCTGCGGATGGTTATCCGTGAGCGTTACCGGAAGGTGAACAAACCCCATTCGAGCGTCCCAGCATGGCGCAACTACAGCGCCACCGCTTCTGAGCGGACCGAAGCAATCTGCCGCCACCTCCAACCCAACCCCCAGTAATCATCATGTCCCAGACCCTAGGCCAGTTCGTCGAGTCGGCCATCTTCGACGCCAAGAAAGCGGGCAAGCAATTCCCCCGGGGAGTGTTCGCCCTTGAAGTAGACAAGCTCCATGCCGCTTGGCTGGTTCAGGACCAGTTCAAACTCGAGGAGGATTGGCCCAAGAATAAGTTCCCCCCCCCGCACGAAGCAGTGACGCAATACGCGCAGAGCATTGGCTACCCGCTCGACGGTCGATCATTCTGCGACTCCTACGGTCAAAAGGGCTGGTTAGTTGGCAAGGCCAAGATGAAGGACTGGCAAGCCGCCGTGCGTAATTGGAAATCAAACACGTGGGGCGTGCTCATCACTGCCTCCAGAGCTGCCGACAACAACAACCAAGCCCGCGACTACACCCAAGTATGACCACCGAAATCACTATCGATCCTGAGGCAGAAGAAAAAGTTCTGGCACTACGAAATCAGCGTGATGCCTTCCGCGAAGCTAAGCCCAACTGCGACCGAGTCGTCTTCATCCCGGGTGGTGGCAGCATCCCACACTGTGGAGTCGCTGACATTAACGAGGTTGGCGGACTCAACATGTTCCACTTGGCTGAACTCCACCGGAACCCTGACCACCCCATGAATGAGGTAATCGACGGGGAGTGCTCGCAGGGATGTGGGACCAAGTTACGGATGTCCCGCTTCTGGATGCCTAAGACAGCTTGCGATGAGTGCCGGGCCAAGGCCATCGAGGATGCCATGAACGATGAATGCAGAAAGGAATGGGAGCGTGTATGCCCGAAGCAACTACGTGACACCGACTCCAACCACCCGGGCTTCCCTAAGCATATCTATCGCGAGAACATCGGCTACGATGGGAACAGCAGCCTCTTCCTGTTTGGCCCCACAGGGTCAGGGAAATCACGCTGTGGTTCCCTCCTGATGAAGCGGGCATTGATGAAGCGCAAGACGGTTAACTTTCTATGGCCGGAAGAGCTGAAGGCCTATGCCAAAAGCAACAACGAGCGCCTCAAGTTCATCCGCGAATACGGATCAACCAATGTGCTGCTCATGGATGATGCGCTGCTGACTGGCGCTCAGGACGAACGCATCGCTGACTTTTTGAAAGACCTCATCGACTTCATGCAGCGCCACGGAAACCAGATGATCATCACCAGCCAGATCGGTGGCGA